CTAATTCTCTAAATGATTTTACTTTAAACCTCATCGTGATACTTTCCTCAACATTGTGAGTTTTCTTTTGTATTGTGATGTGTTCATTTCTTTTTCAACTTCATCGGCAGCATCCATAAAGAGTGTGAGCATCTTGAGTGAATTTCTCACACCATCATAGTTTTTTCGACTGGATAATTGTTGAATTTGTTTTGCTTGTTTATCAACAAGTTCATAGACTTGATTTAATCTTACACGACCAAAACCTTGTATAAGAACTTCTGGGTTCTCAGCATCCTCTAATGTCTTTGGAGTTTTGTCGTAGATTGTGCCTACTTTTTCTTCGAGCACTTGCTCTTTGAGTTGTGTAAAATTCTTCATATGATCCATTAAATTAAATTAGTTGTAACTATTTATAACTACCTATCCCACGCTTTTACTGCAGTGAAATTATTATAACTAAATTCCATACGATCTACGAGTTTTACTGCACCACCACTTACTCTATCAATTGCCACATATCCTTCTGGATTCGTTACTTTAAATCCATTGGCAGTTCTTATAAAAGTGTCAGTCAACCCACGAACACTATCAAGTTTCTTCACCACTTTCATTTTAGCATCAACAATGTGATTTTGAAAGGTAATTATCTGAATTAAGTTAGGTGTATGTTTATTAAACTCACGAACATACTCCTTTTGCTTATTTATATATTTTTGTTTTCCAGCAGGAGTTTTTACCTTATCTATCTGTTTTTGTATACTATCATTTACCCATTTAGAATAACCTCTAGCATGTTGAGTTGGATTAGTAATTGTTTTTCCTGCCCTTACCATACTATTATTATATGTCTTTAGAGATGCTCCTACTAAATTGCCTGTAAGACTATCCTGTAGATTTAGGAACTTCTTTAACATAGTTGAGTTAATCTTACTGAATGTTTTACCTGCTTCAGATAATGATTTTGTTATATCATCAGTTTCTTTTTGAGTAAATGTTGCTCTGCCAGACACATCTTTATATGTTGCATCATCCATCCAAACAGAATTAGTTTTCTTTAGACTTGATATGTTAACACCAAAAGATGCTTTCATTCCTTCGAGCGAACTTCCAGTATAGGTCGTGTGCCAAACCACTCCAATTTTTGTCTTGCTGATTGTTCTACCGAGATCACTATCAACAGGAATAGCATACACAATAGTGTTAGGTTGAAAGGTGATATATTTTGTTCCGTCAATAGTTTCGTTTTCAAGGTCGTCTTTCGTATACATTAAGTCGCCTTGTATTACTCCTTTGATTCCTAGTTTAGAAAACTCGGACAAAGCAACTTTGAATTTATTATTTAATGCACCAGATACATCTGCGTCTATCTCTGCATTGGTTTTATATAGTTTAGGATTTATATTGAAGACAGATTTTTTTGCTACAAAAAACTTTCCGTCACTTGGATCAACGCCAGCAAAGATCGCAGGTGCACCATCCCACTTTACAGTCATATTTATAGAAGATCGACTTGATCCAGCAAACATATCTCGTAAAGATTGAATAAAATTTATAGATGCTCTGCCACCATCAATGCCATAGTTGAGTATTTCATCTTCTATATGTTCTAGGTGTAAGTTTTTTCCACCTTTATCTTCTGTTAATGTTAATAGCATAGGTAGTAAGTGCATTATTTTATCTTTATGTACATTGAGTTGATGTCTGAAACTTTCATAGATGCAAAAAAACCAAACTCCATTGATTTATTATAATTTTCCATTATAAATTTTAAAAAGTCAGCACAATGAATATATCTTTGTTGTAACACATTATCCATCTTTTTAAAGTTAGGATTAAAAAGAATGTCATTATCTTTTTGTACTATGTTTCTTTTATACTTTCTAAATGTCGCTTTAGCTCCATTTAATAAACGAGTTGTTGGTTTTATGTCTAAACCATTTGGAATTTTTCCTTTATGAAATCCATCCCATGCTGTTTTATCAATAGCACCCATAGCAAAGTTTTCTCCTTTCATAGTTCCTTCATAATAAAGGTTGGGATTATCTTTTGCTGTACGAGAATTTGCCTTAAATGTAAAACCAGATTTTGTTTCAACAAATACTGATTTTAGGGTTCCAGCAATCTGTATCCTATTTAGTGTGAAGTCATATTCAAGTTTACGATTTTTATACTTAATTGGTTCTATTAGTTCGATAGATGATTTTTCACCTGCTTGTTTCAGAGATATAGGAACCAAGTTTTTCTTAAGATAGTTCCTTTTTATCCATAAATTTAATTCTTGTATGTGATTAATTTTTTCTAGTTCAGAATCTATATTACTTCGCATAGTATCGCTGAATAACCATATATCTGAGGGATTCCAGTTGTCAGGAGATTTAGGTGCACCAAGTAATTTTGCTTTAGCATAAATTTTAGCAGAGTATGTGTCACCTTGAAATTCAAAATGCATACTTTTAAGTCTTTTAATTTTTCTAAATGATACTAGCTGAAGAACTGCACTGTTATAGTATAATGAATTGTATACAGATGGATCAGCATTCCATTTAGGCAACTCTTTAATAGCATCTTCTTCTTCAATCGTTTTACCTTTATCTAAGTAATGTTTAAAAACAATTACAGACATTGCTTCTTTACATCTAGTCTTTTTATGAGTATCTGCTTTACCACCACCTGCATGATTGAATGATTTATTAATTGAATTTTTAGATCCTATAATCTTAAATACTTTTCCATCTGACTTAATATAGACTGATTCTGTACCAGTACCAACTCTTATTTCTTCGGCATCTGGATCTTCAGTAGCAATCTCAATATTTTTACCCATAATTGAAGCAATCGTTTTATTTGGATTTTTGCTGAGTGTCAGATTATGTCCTGGACCATAATTACTTTGATTGACAATACTTGCTTCTTCTAAGTCTTGACTATCTGTAACTTCTTTAAATTGATTAAATGATAATAATGATGCCATTATAGATTCTCTTAAAATGTACTACAAGTATTTATAATACTATCTAATTGTTATTTCAGCAATATGTCTGGGATGACTAGCGACCCATAGTATATCTTTTGCTAATTGTTCAGGTGGTATAGCATAGGATTCTTTACCAATATAGTATGGTTTAATATTGATAACTTTAAGTGGGTGCTTATTATGTTCGCTTTGCATGCGTCTACATGCATCGTCTAAGGCAGACTTATGAGTCCCATAAACCCATGGTTCTTCATGTTCATAGTATCCTGAAGCAGTTGTTCCTATGTTAATAATAGTTTTTTTCTTAGTTTTCCAAGCATCATATAATCGATATAATAGTTCTACTTGATGAAACGAATTACTGTATGCGTTGTTTACAAATATATCACAATCCTTTGCAGCTGCAATTAGTTTTCCCATTGCTGGAAATACTGTAATATCATACCCATTTGCTCTTGAAAATGGCATAACCTCATATCCTTGTAGAATACATTCTGTGACAAGTGCTTGTCCTACTTGTCCTGTATGTCCAGTTATTGCTATCTTTTTCTTCATAAATTTAAAAATCCACCTCTATCAGAAAACCAATTTATCATACCATATCTACAACCTCTGGTCACTGGTGTTACTTTGTGCCAGTTTTTAGAATCGTATATGCAAACAGTTCCCCTTTCCTTAGTTAATGTATGGGTAATTTTAATATCTCTTTCTAATCTTTCACTACCCCACTCCATGTCAGCATAGTCAACGATATGTGCGTTACCCTCTAACGAACCAAATACAAAGTTGCCACCATCATAATCTTCTGGATGACTTAATTGTATTGTCATTGTAATTTGATCTATGTCTAATCCATTTTGCGCATCAGTATGCCAAACGAAATGTCCACCCTCATCATACTTGAACATTCTTAATCCTGTTTGTCCACTAATGTTAAGATTATAATCCTTACAAAATATCTTAGCAAGATCCCATGTAATTTTATTATACTCGCTTTCTTCAGGTAAGTCAAGCACTCTAGACTTTGCTATCTTAGTATCTTTATCAAACTTTTGTTTACCTTTACTTGCCTCACTGACATATCTAGATTCTTCTGATTTATTATTATCAAAATATTCAATCAATTCGTCACATTGAGCATCACTAAATGCACCTCTAATAATTCTAACCATAATTATACCTTAAAGTTTGAAAACTTATCGTAAGTATTGTTCTTTGAAAAACTACCTTTGTCAAATACTGGTTCGTCATCATCTACACTTTGACCACTATTAATTAGACCATCTTGTGCTGACGATTCTACATCATACAGTTTCATCTTTGCTCTGTCAATACCAATAACAAATCTTTTGTTCATAGTAGGATCATTATAACGATTCTTTAATTGCTTAACACAGATTTGATTTAATTCTTCAAGTTCTTCAGTAGAGATTAAAGCAAACATCAAGTCAGCAGTTGCTGGTAAACCAAACGACTCCGAAGTATCTTCAAGACCAACATCAGTATTTGAGAAACCAGATCTAGTTGTTTGAGTGGCAGACATAAT